CATACGTCCCACCGCTTTTGGGCATCTTGTAGGACAGCATTTGTCTCAACTGATAGTGTGCTGACGAAGCCACACTCTTACCGAATCTCTTTGCCATTCCCCTGATGTTGTTATTTCATGCAGTTCAGACTATTGCATCACCGCTCATAACAGTGTTCTCTCGCTTAGTCGTTCAGGCTGCTTTCGCTTGCCCCTCGTTGGCGTTTCAGCGTTCGAGTCAATCAGAGAGAATTTACTGAGGCCCACTAGATTAAGCCTCTGCTTTGAACATGGAATATGCCGTGGTCCCGTGAAACACGAGATCAGGAATTTCCTTGGCAACACATTTGTTCAAAACTACAATGCTCTTGCCAGTAGATAAGCATCGAGTTCGACCGCTTCAACAGCGGCCTCAAGTAGCGCCATATAGATTGTTTCCTTTATTACGATGTACGCCACAGATTCCTTGATTCAATCTGCCACGCCATGTGAGTCTTCGTAATGCCACGTCCAATTCCTCATGTCGAGTTTTGAAGCCTTCGAGGCCAATCCGAGGATCGGATAGTGTTTAGATCAAGATTGAGCGTGTAGCTCCGTAGTGGAATACGCTCGGGTAACAACTTCGTCCGACTGCACCTACTCCACTGCGGAGCCACACTGCACTCCGTACTTCTATTGCATGATTACAGAGACTGCGAGGCAGTCACGTCAGCCGCGTAAACCCCAACCGTAGGTCCACCTGTGCTTGTGGTGGGCGCACTCCCTAGGGTGTACACGTACGTACCTTGCTGCACCCCACCGACAACATCCGAGGGTCCATCAAGGCACCCTTGGAGTTGCAGAGTAAGATTAGCTGCCCCCCCCAGGTTTCCCGAAGCTAGCGCTCCACCCGATTGCTGGGTGACTGCGGTGACGATTGCGGTGACCGAAACTTGATCACCAACTTGCACGGGTTTACCCGTTCGCGTGGTTCCTTGAAATGCCATGATTTAATTCTCCTTTGAATTTGAACTTTTGAAACTACTTGCGCCACGTCACGTACCTGCCTGGGGCCTTATCAGTGCCTTTCAAATACGCACGGCCCAAAATGTACAGGTGCTGCTTGGGGTCCTTATCCCAGTCGATTGCCTCCCACTTCGGTTTCTGCGCAACATACACAGGTTTGCCCGTTGCCGCTGCTTGCTCATCAACCTTAGCAGTTGCTTCCTTTTTCTCAGTAGCCGCTGCCACACGCCCCGCAGCAGCTCCCCCTTTGGCGTACCCTGGGTAAAGAGTTTGCACCGTGTTTCTCACGGTCTCAGGAGCAAGAGACTCGACCCGTGCCTTGTGATACTCCTCGATCTTAGCTCGGTCAGGGTTCTTTGCCGCCCACATAGATTTCATTTGCAGCTGATATGCACTGTCTGCTTTCAATGCTGCGTACAAATTGTTCTTGATCGTAGTGCCGAGAGGGACTAAGTTCTCCCTACCATAACCTTTGAAGAAAGGCATCTTCAAGTAAGGTCCGAGTTCCTTCCCAAGCAATGTGTTATTACTCTTCTCACAAACCTTAGCAACGCTATTCTTGAACTCCGTTGTCTGGTTCGTCTTGAAGTCGTTTTGCTCTTTCAGGAAAGCTGCACGTTCCTCATCCAGCTTCTTACGCTCGGGAGAAACTTCTTTCTCCTTAGATTTCTGGTTTTCAGAGGCCAGTCCGTCATACCACTGCTTGATGCCATACTTTCCACTGACGATTTCCTTAGCTGCCGCTACAGCCTTAGCGGGGTCCGGGTCGGCCAGAGCTTTCACCAAACCTGCGATAGCACCAGGGAGGTTCTCTGTCTCAAGCTGGTTAAAAAGATGAGGACCTATGGTTGCCTCAAAGCCCTTTGCATCGTTAGCCTTCAGAGCATCTAGGAACGACGGGGCCAATTTCCCGAGTGCGTCCAGTTTGCCCACTTGCTTCAAATCCTCAACGATATCATTGATAAGCTCTGGGCTTCCTTCATACAACTTAGCATCACTGGCCTCAGCCAGAGCTGCGGTTCCCGTAAGCTTTTCGTAGCCCGCTTGACCACCCACGAGATCAGAAAATTCCTTAGCAGCCTGCATTTCTTTGATGCCGCCAGGGTAAATCTGCTTAGCTGCCTCCCACCTTTCATAGCTGCCATGAAGCTGTTTAACAGCGCTAGCATGGGATGGGTCCAAATCACGCAAAGCCTTCAACGAAGCTCTAATCTCCTTAGGTGTCTTCTCTGTACCAGGGAGGTCCTCCGTTTTGGTTGCGTCTGTCTTGTCTTTGGTTGCGTCTACCGTTTTAGTTGCGTCTACCGTTTTGTCGGTATCCACTGTGGAATCAGTTTTAGTTCCTGTAGTGTCCACATCTGTAGTGGTGTCTACGTCGGCTGCTGGTGCATCAACCGTAGTTGATACGTCAGTAGTTGCTGCGGCTACTGCGGCTGTTTCTAGCCCTGTGTAGTCCAAAATGCTATCGCTCATCTTGAGTCATTACCTTCCTTGAGTCTTGGTTTCTCTGAGTCTTGTTCTACAATGGCTATGATCTTTTTCTCAAGTTCAATAGCCGTCATTACTGCGTCTGCCCGAGTGTGCCCGCTGGTAGTGAGCACCGCTGCGGCCTGTAAAAGCCTTGCAACCCTGATATCTGAGTCTACCATTGGGTAAGCCATTCCAAGAGCTTATCTAACCAGTTCTTTTTTACTATGAACCCTGAATTGCACACACAAGGTTCATGAAGCCTGTGTAGCCTGTCCATGTCCAGTATGTCCGCAATATGGAGAAGAGCTAGTTTATTAGCTAATTCTCTTCCCTCCCAAAACTCTTTCTGTAAAGCGTCGGGGTTAGAGCTTATAGCTGTCCTGCAAGTATCTAGCTGCTGGTTTAGAAATTCCTTAAGTCTTTCATTCATTTTCTGAGTCCTCCTGAGTCTTAGCTGCCATACTCTGCCTCGCGTTCCTTACCAAAGAGAACCTCAGTAGAATATTTTCCTTCTGAGTCCACATAGATTCCCATCACTCCACCTGGGAGTACCGAGGTTTCCGAGGACTCAGGGCGTCCTGCTTTGTCACCCTTGACTAACGTTTCTAGTGTTACGATGTTGGAATTGTGACTGACAAAGAGTGTAAGTTTACTTTTTTTCAGCTCTTTGTCAAAGTACTCAAACGTACGTTGCTCTAAGGAGTCCAGGGACTCACCTTCGGGCACGGTAGATTTTGGGTTGTCTACAAAGTAATTCAGAACTTCTTCGTATTCGTCTCTATCTTTTCCGCTCAAAAACCCGAGATTCCAACTTCCCAAGTTTCTTTCTTGTTCTATATCTAAACCAAACTCATCTGCGAATATCTCAGCCGTCTGAAAAGCTCTGAGCAATGGGCTAGAGACAATTCTCTCAGGCTTTATCTCAGCGTCTCTAAGGGCTTCCGCAGCATCATAAGCCTGCTTGATGCCCTTATCGTCCAAAGGCGGGTCTGTGCGCCCCCTAAAAGAATTGTTTTCGTTGAGAATAGTGGAACCATGACGAACGACTACTGCAACCATCTTCTTATTGTCTTCAGGCATTTAAAAACCTTCCAGTAAGAGGGCTACGAGGTCTGGGTTTCTTCCTTAAAGCTTCTGATAACTTTGGATAATGCTTGCCCGACCTCGCTGTGCTTATCTTCTTACGCTGTTCCTCAGTTTTTGGAGGCTTTGGTTTAGAGGCCGCTGCTCTCATCCACTCTGTTTTATTTCTTTCTACCATCCAAGGCTTGGCCTTTCCTTTTTGAGCCAAAGACATTTTTTGTTTTGTTTCTTCTGAGTGTTTTCTTCCCAACCGAGATGTGTTTCCCAACTTAGCTAGACTAATGTTTCTACGTGCTTCTTCAGTTCTCTTCTGCCCTTTATGTGAAATACTCATTTTCTTTCGTGTTTCTTCTGAGGCTACCCTACCAGTGGCCAATATTCTAAGTTTTTCTTTAGCAGAATCGGGCATTTTAAACCCAGCTGCGCCGTCTCCTCCATCTGTTAGGTTATATCCATAGGGAGGTTTGGTACTTAACAGAGAAATGTAGAAAATCTCTACAAAATCCATCTCTTCCTTGGTTTCACAGGTGTGCAAAGTTTCTATGTCAAAACTTTCTCTACCATATTTCTTGATAGCTTTTGCCATCGCTGGGCAATTATCATTAACATTGTGCTTGTCCCAGCGTTGCTTCAAGGTTTGCACAGTCTGCCCTACGTACTGCTTTCCATTCACCCTGTTCGTGATTAAATACACAATCATACTTTCCTCTCGTAAGGCAAGAAGGGCGGTGTACGAGCACCGCCCGACTCTAGCTCGGGATTATAAGTTCCGAGATGTTTCTAACGCCTTAACTGTCTTGGCTGCTCACCGCTCTGAGGAGAAGGCTTCTGCCCTTTTAATGCTTCGGGTATCGCTTTCGCCTTCACTTTTTGGTCCAACTGTTCAGATGCATGTTGTGCAAAATCATCGGGCGTAGATTTCACACCGACCTTAGCTAGCAACTGCACCGCTACAGGCACAGGAAGTTTACTTGGGTCGTAAGAAATTGATTCCGAAGGCGGTTTTTGAACCGGAGGAGGAGCATTAGCTATGGCGATTTTCTTGGCCATAACAATGTGCTCACTATAGTGTAAGTGAGCGTTCTCAAAAGCTGCTCGTTGTTCAGGAGAACCCCAGTGAAGTTTCTGCCCTTCGCTGCTATTCATCCAATCCAAAAGCTCACCGGCCTCAATGGGGTGTAACTCACTTTCATCCTGTGCAACAGGCACAGTGCTAACCATAGGTGGCAAAGTTTTCATTTGCTGAGTTAACTGCGCCACTGCTGCCAATTCCTTGGGGTCAGGTGGCATACCTGCTGCTAGCTTCGGACCCATCTCATCAGCTGCCTGAGATAGAAGTTGCTGAATTTTCAGCACCTGAGGGTTAGGCATAGGCCCAGACCTTAGCAACAGCTCCATCTCCATTTTCTGTTTGGTGATAGATGATGCTCCTGGTACTTTAAATGCCTTCATACGTATTCCGTCTTGAAGTGCAGGGAGATTAGCAGGAGACAACAACCACTGCGACAAAGCAGGATTAGACGCACTAGCGTCAATCATCTTAATGAGTTTGGCTTCACGCTGGTTCCAACTCTCGGGAAATGCTGGGTTAGACTCAGGATAACAGGTCACGTTACCCGCAAGGTTTGTAGTATTCACTGAAACTACACCCTTGCCAGGAATACTTTGGACTACCTTCTTTCCATCTCTGCAATCTGCCGCACAACCTACCGCTTGTCTAGAACATTCTGCGATCAGATACTGAATGCTGTTCCATGGGCAACCTATGCGTTGCAAAGCTTGGTCCATTTGAAGAACAGCGTTGCCTACCGTGTTTTCACCTGTGGCTGCTCCGAACATCGAAGGGAGCGCCCCAGTTATTTCTTCGGACAGCGTAGTAATGAACCACTTGATGAAATCGGCCAACGAGCCCTGGGGTTGTGGCGTAGGTTCAACCATTATGTACTGATCTGCCGTGGTTAGCCCAGGTTGCGGTTCGAAACCTCCGGTGCTCCCAGGGACATTGGTTTGACTTTTTATGGCTTCTAGATCAAAAGCCTCTGCATTCATCCATTTCTTTGGAATCGTACGCTTGAAGAAGTCGTCCTGCAAGTCCACCCAATCGTTAATTCTCTTTTGGATGGAGATCATAGCGCTGCCTATTGCCCTGCGATTCTGGCCTTTACCAGAAAATGCGTGCGCAATAGCAAGGTGCTTATCCATGCTCTCATTACGAGAGAATGCGTAGTTAGCCCCGGCCTTAACCAGCAAACAACCGTTCGGAAATGCTTCAAAAAGCTCTGCACGTACATCGTCACTTATTTTTTCCGACATAAACATCGAAGGACGAAACCATGAGTGCTTGACTATGGTGTGATTCTGTAAAGAATCTCCGGTGACGTAGGCTCCTAAAACTGCCTGCCGAGTGTTCTCTCTTGCGATCCTGTCCAGCTCTACTTCTGATTGCCCATCTGATCCTGGCTTGATCTTATCTGCGATCCACGGAAACTTTGCTTTCACAATGACGACGTCCAAGTCCTCATACAGCTGAACAAACTGCATATCACTGAGGTTGTCCACAGCTATGGGACACTTGTGATCGAGCTTTCCGTGAAGCGTAGTTACTTCTCTTCCTCTGGCCTTCTTTGCGGAATTAGTTTGTACTGGAGACTCTGTTTGTTCTCGAAATTCGTCTAAGCCCTCTTGCCCAGTAGCTTCATCGTCAGGAGGATTAAGTAGGTCCTCCGGCACAACCGGGGCTTCATCTCCTTCATCGCCCTCAAAACCATAGAGCTGACCATTCAATTCGTAGCGTGTCCACGCTAAAACTCGGTCCTCATTCCAAAAAATACGTGCACAACTGTTCACTAAGGAGTGGAGGTTGTTGTTTCTAGCCCAGATTTCCTTAAATTTCTCAGCTTCCTCTGCTGCCACAATGTCTGGGCCGTAATTTGGGTTTGCAGCGAAGAACTCAACCTTAGGTACCTCTCGGGAGAGCGCAGCTACAATAATGTCCCCCTTGGCCCCGTACACGTTCGTATCGTAAATCGTGTTGTTATTCTGTTGTGATGCTGGGCCGAACCCTGAGGCTTGCCCAGGGAGAATCCAGCCACCTTGCTTACCTCGGAGTAAGTGCTGATAACCGCGATCAAAATGCAGACTTTCCCAGGTTTGTTCTACTTCAAAACGTCTCGCGGCCACATCGGTTTTCGTGGCCAGCAAATCCAGCTGCATAAGTGCGGCCTGAGCATTCTCAGATAAATCCGCGAAAGGCTCTGAAGAATAATCGAAGGGAGCGTACCAACCTAGGGG